CAGGGAGGTCAGCCCAGGCTGAACGAGTAGTTCGTCACACCCGTGTCCACACCTGCTGAAGTGAACCACAGCTCCTCCCCCACGCACCTCTCCTGCTCCTCGCGCAAGCGCGAGTCACCCACCACATTGGCGAGGGGCACCGTAGAGGTCGTCAGCCTGTGGCTGCGGCCCCCGGCGCGCTTCCGCCCGACGCGCCCTTTCGGGCGCCCGCCCCTTTTCGGGGCTTTCCCTCCTTTACGCACATGCCGTGGCATGGTTGATGACGCAACAAGGGGGGATTCAGCAGCTTCGGCGGCCGCCAGAGAGCTCATTCGCCCACGTGTGATGGCGAATGAGAGACTCGAGAGTGATTTGCTCCTCGGGTGAGAGACCCCAAGCCCGCCAGAAGGATTGACGAGCGCAGTCCCAGTCAGTCTCGATCTCCTTGCTCTCCGCCCGTACACGGTAGGTCATGTCACGATCCATGATACGACGAGGAGCCGCCCCGAACTCCCGATGGAGCGACTCAGCGAGTGCCTCGAAGACTGGTTGGCCAGCCCCCATTGCCCTCTCGCAATCCGCCATACCACGACCGTAGGCACGCCAGGCCTTCTCCGTGTACTGCTGGATGGAATAGGGAAGACGTGAGAACACGCGCACCGGGTTCCGCACCATGCGCCACTGCCCTTGCGCCAGTTGAACCGGCCGCATCTGGCAGAATTCCACGTCCTCCGGAAACCACCCACTTCCCTCTATCTTCGTAGTAAAGCCCAGACTACGGAACTCGCTTGGTGATGGGAGGGGTTCCTCAGCCGGTATCGTCATCCAGCTGTCATCGCCGTCACACTGTAGCCTGAATCGCGCGTCATCGCAGATCCCCCGCTGCAGCGCCCAAGCAATGATCACCAAGAAATTGCCTACAGAGTTGCCCAGAGCGGTATTAAAGTCGCCGGACATCCTGCCCCCCTTGACGGAGAACTGAACCCCGACTCCTTTAACATAGTTGTGAAGCTGCCATGACAGCAACTTACGCAAGTACGGGTCGCCGCGATAAAGCCAGAGATAAAATCGATGCTCACGCTCCAGCAGAGCCACGGTCACGTGACCGTCCCACGACGAATGATCGAGCATGACATACCTCCGACCCAGCCCGAAGGCTTGCACGATGCTCTCAGCTCTGGCGTACGTGTCCATGCTCTTCGCAAAGCACAGATTGTCG